GCGCGTGGAAGGACATCTACGGCGTTGGCCCGCCGCCTCACGACCCGCGGACGCTGGTGACCGAGGACGAACTCGCGCGCTATCCGGCTGCAAAAGCGAAGCGCGATCTGCTGATGAGGGCAGAGCGATGAAAACGGCTGTGGCCGTCGTCGCGAAACGTCTGGGATGGAAGGCGCTGAAATGCGGTATTATGGCGCCATAATACCGCTGAAATGAGCGACGTCGCTCTCGCCCTAGTGCTGATCGGCATCCCCGCTCTCGCGATCATGTGGTTCGTCGGGCGCAAGCTGATCGATGCCGCGATCCTCGTGTTCGTTGGGCTCGACGCGAGGTGGCGGAAATGACTTCAACCAACGCTGGGAGATCACGATGAACACCATCATGGCATGGCTGAGGCGAGTTCTGAGGTTGCCTGACCCTATCGTCAGAGACCGGGTTGAGCAGCTCGCGAGACAGCGGACGGAAGACGAGCGCCTGCGCTCAATGGGGTGAACCATGTGGACCGACGAACTGCGTAGCTTGGTCATGAAGCTGCATCGCGAAGGCCTTAGCCCTCCCGAGATCAGGGAGCGCATCGGCATCGCCGGTATCACCCGAGCCGCTATCTCGGGCGTGATCCATCGCATGCAGGGTGGTAAGAACGTGCCGAGCGCAGGCGCCAGTCTCGGTTGGAATACCAGCAACGGGACAGGGCGGTGGTTGAGATCGCAGAAGCGGATGGCATGCAAATGAGCGGCGCGAAGGATATGGCAGGTCAGAGGGTTGGCCGCCTGTCGGTTCTAACTAGGGCTGAGAAACCGCAAGGTGGTCGCGGCGCCTATTGGCTCTGTCGGTGTGATTGTGGAAGTGAGCGCGTTGTGAAGGGGAGCAAACTTCGGTTGGGGGAGAGCAAGTCGTGCGGCTGTTTGCGGTCGGATGTCAGCAGCGTTCGACTGCGGAGGCGGAAGGGCGGCAGATACTTCAGGCTGAACCACTGGGATGGTGACCCGACGTGACCAAGCCGAAACCCAAGCATCTGCACAAGAAACGCGGGCGGCCGACAGTCTATTCGCCCAAGCTCTGCGATGATGCAAAGCGCCTTCTCAAGCTCGGTGCGACCGACATGGAAGTGGCCGATTTCTTCGGTGTCGAAGTCATGACGCTCTACCGTTGGAAGAACACCTACCCGGATTTTTGTTACGCGATGTCCAGATCGAAGGATGACGCTGACGAATCGGTGGTCGTCTCGCTCTATCGGCGAGCGACCGGGTACACTCACCGAGCGACCAAAATCTTCATGCCCGCAGGCGCGACCAAGCCGGTCTACGCGCCCTATCAGGAGCACGTGCCGCCGGATGTCGGGGCGGCGTTCAAGTGGCTTGCAAACCGCCGTCCGAACGAGTGGCGCGAGACGCATGAGGTGGTCGCGACCGTGATCACTGCGGACCTCTCCGAGCTTGAGATCGCGCAGCGTGTCGCGCATCTTCTGATGAGCGTCGACGTGAAGCCGAAACAGATCGAGGATAAATCCGATGGCCAATGACGAAGCGTTGCTTAACGAAGTGATCCAAGCGTTCGCTGACGCACAGTACATGGACGAGGATGCAAGGGCGCAAGGTAAGGGCCCGGCCGAACGGCAATCAGCCGGCGCGCTACTGAAGCGCTGTCTCGAGGAACGCGGGCTGGAGATCGTGCGAGTGGCTCCCAAATGAGGGGAATTATATAGATGACTCCCTTGGTCCAGGCTTGGGCGATGCTGGCGGCGCTGTAGGCTCTTGCCGTCCCTCGCGAACCATAATACGCAGACCTAACCCCGGCGCCCCCGCGTCATCGATCACAAGCCGCAACACGGCTTCAATCGAGGACGCGCGCGTATGGCAGCACAGCAGTTCAAATCGATCGCAGCTGCGGCGGCAACGGGCGCCGGGGTTAGCTCGCATCTCGGTCTGCCCATGCCGATCCACTCCATGCAGGTCGTCACGACCGGCGTGCCCACGGGCTGCGTCGTTGATCTCGAAGGCTCTCTCGACGGCACGAACTGGTTCCTGCTCGTCAGGTGGGACATCACGGTTCAAGCCAACAAGGAATTCGTCACCGCGTCAGCATTCGCCGGCACGAACCTGCGCGCCTTCCCCGTCGTCAGCTATGTCCGCGCCAACCTGACGACGCTCTCGGGCGGCACCGCCCCAACCGTGACGGCGACTATTGCGTCGTTCGGAAGCTAAGAGGGCGCGCGGTGTGGCTCGCCGACCAACAATCGCCCATTCCGCTGATTCTGCTGCCGCTGGCAGCGGAGGCGGTGGCGGCAACATGATGCTCCTGGGAGTCGGGAGCACCGCGTGATCTCCAACCCGTTCTGGAACGGCGCGCCGAAGGGGCTCATCAACAGGTTCCGCGTCGGCCGCGGGCTTAGGCTCGATCGCGACAAGGTGCTGTCGACCACGCAGCCGGAGCAGCCTTCTGGGCAGCCTTACATCCCCGTCAATGCCGTCGACAACACCAATCTCGCCGACATGCCGGCTTGGTCGATCAAGCTGCGCAACGATGCGGCGGCGGGCGATCCTCACGATGCGGCGCTCGCTGATTTGACGGCTGAGGCGGCGCCGGCGGCCGGCGACTTCCTGCTCGGGTTTCTCGCGGATGGCTCGATCGTCAAAATCGACGTGGGCGATCTTGCGGGCGTTGGCGCCTATACCGACGAAGAGGCGCAGGATGCTGTCGGCTTGATACTGACGGACAGCGCAACAATCGACTTCACGTACAACGACGGCGGGCCCTCGATCACGGCGGGCGTCAAGGCTGCGTCCATTACCGAAGCGATGCAGGTCCTTGCCGACAACACGACGCACGACGCCTCGACGTCGATGCACGGTTATATGAAGAAGTTGCCGGGCGGCACCTCAACATTTTTCCGCGCTGATGGGTCATTCGCTACTGTCGCCGGTTCCGGCGCGCTAGCGGTGCTCGCATCGTACGAGTACACGGCCAACGACACATGGACGATCAATGCCGCTACGAAGCTCGTCTATGTCGAGGTGATCGGCGGCGGCGGTTCTGCGGGCTCAGGTGCAGCGGGCACCAATGGCGCACAGCGTCAAGGTGGAGGCGGCGGATCAGCGGGCGCGGTGACGTGCGGCTGGTTTCTCTCGACCGCATTTAGCGGTGGAGTGACGGTTACAGTTGGCGGCGCGCAAGCGACTGTCGGCACCGGCGTTACCGGAACCACCCCCGGCAACCCGGGGGCGGATGGTAACGCATCGTCCTTTGGGGCGTTTCTCGCCGCTATAGGTGGCCGCGCAGGCACGGGGGGGACAGCGGGCGGCAGTGGCGGTGGCACTGTACGTTCTGGTACGTCGGTCGCGTTTGACCGTCTTAACGGCTCGCTTTCGACTGAGTTTCGCCCTGGGAGTGGTTCTGGCAACGGTGGCCGTCCAGGATCGAATGGTGCTCGGGGTGGGCATCCCGAGTTGTTCAGCGGTCCGGGCGGCGGAGCGCAGGGCGCTGGCGTCGATACCACTGGCACGGTCAGCGCTGGAAATCTGGGCGGCGCTGGACACGGCGCGGCCGGTGGCGGGATGTTTCAGCAATCCTCGTCCACTGAGGGCGGTGGCGGTGGCACGGTTGGCCCGGTGAGCAGTGCGACGGCGGCAATAGCTGCGTCTAATACAGCGTTTCCGTGGTTTGGCGACGGCGGGCCGAGCGGCGGATCAAGCACGACAACCAATGGCGGAGCGGGCGCTAGCGGCGCGGCTCCCGGCGGTGGCGGTGGCGGTGGCGGTGGGTGTCGTAATGCCAACACGTCCGGCGCTGGCGGCGCCGGTGCGCGCGGCGCTGTGCGTGTTATCGAGCTCGGTTAGCACATTCCCATTTCGCCGCCTCAAGCACGTCGCGCCTGATGTAGACAACAGCGACGTCATCTCCGAAGTGGCGGCACCACGCGCTCTGTCGCGCCATGACGTCGTTAACTCGGTTGCTTGGCGGGAACAACGTCCACACCGCGCCCCATTTTTCGATCTCGCTGAGGATCGCCTGCTCATCCCGGCCATCGACCAACTTGTAATAGGCTTCCGCCGTTGACCGCCCATAGAGCTCCAGGCGCGTGTCGATGTAGGGCTTGATCTGCCGCGAAATCAGGTAGCCGCCGACTTCGATGTCATTGAACACCGGCTGCGCGGCGATTGCTGCCGGGACGCTGTCGACGGCGTTCCTCGGCGAAAACCGCTCGTTCCCGACCCCGCGAGGAATAGTCCAAGACGAAGCTACCATGGTCGCGCCGACGGCCATGGTGACGATGATCACGGCCCACTCGACCCGCTTGCTAAGTGCGCTTGACGTCATGGCTGGCTCCCCCGCCTGTCCGGTGCTGCCCAAACCTAGCAGCCACTTTCCCTCAAGCGCGAACTCTTTTATCGGCAATCCCGACGCGCCCCCGCGCTCAATCGGCCGATCCGGTGACCCCAGCCCGGAGATCGACCGCCTGAGCACGGCGCTGGGCCAACGCTATCAGGAGCTTCACGGCTATGCCAATCGACACAAACATCCTCGTTTCCCTGCACGGCAATCGCATCGGCCTCAACAAGAACGGCGATCTGATCGTCGACGGCAAGCTGGTTCGCAGCTCCGGCGCAAACCCCATGCAGCAAGTCGTCTTTTCCGATGACTTCCTCGGCGATGCGCTCGACGGGCGCTACAACTTCCAAGAAGGCTCGGACTCGGCGACATCGGCCTTTGCGATCACCACGGGCGAGAATGGCCGAGCCATCATCACGACCGGCGATTCCGCGACCGTCACAATGGCGGGTAACGGTGCACAGGTCGATCTCGGCGCGCTCCAGTTCTACGCCGACAACGGCGGGCTTGCCTTCGAAACCATCCTGAAGCTCGACGCCATCACGGCGGTCGCGTTGTTCGTCGGCTTCACCGATCAGATCGCGGCTCTCGAAATGCCGTGGGGTCTGTCGGTCGTCACCTACACGTCCAACCAATCGGATGGCTGCGGCTTCCTGTTCGACACGGCCGCGACCACAGACACGATCCGGTGCGTGGGCGTGAAGGGCAACACCGACGGCACGCCGGTCGATACCGGCATCGCCTTCGTCGCTGATACCGACATGAAGCTCCGCGTCGAAGTCGGTGCCGATGAAACCGCCAAGTTCTACATCAACGGCACGCTCGTCGGGACGATCGCGAGCGCACTGACCAAGACGGTTGCGCTGACGCCTGTCATCGCGTCCTATTCAAGCGAGGCGGTCTCCAAGATCGTTAACCTCGACACGTTCGACTGCCGGTCTGATCGCGGCTAAGCGTGACCGCGGTCCTCGAGGAGATACTTGCGAAATACAAAGCTCTGCCTGCCGAAAAGCAGGCGGAGCTTCGCAAGGTCGCCGAAGCGGACGCCAAGAAACGGCTGTGGGTTCCGTCACCTGGGCCCCAGCTGGACGCCTTCAACTCCAAGGCCGACATCCTGCTGTTCGGCGGCGCCGCCGGTGGGGGCAAGAGCGAATTGCTGCTCGGCCTTGCGATGACGGCGCACAAGCGTTCGCTCGTCCTGCGCCGGCAATACACTGATCTTGCAGCCCTGACCGAGCGGGCGATTCAGATCAACCGGTCTCGCAAGGGCTTCAACGGCTCGACACCGCCCAAGCTCAAAACCGCGGACGGCCGGCATATAGACTTCGGCGCGTGTGCGCATGTCGGCGACGAAGAGTCGTGGCAAGGCCAACCGCACGACGGGCTATTCCTCGACGAAGTCGCCCACTTCCACGAATCGCAGGTCCGGTTTCTGATCACATGGAACCGATCAGCCGACGAAGGCCAACGCTGCCGCGTCGTCATGGCCAGCAACCCGCCGGTCTCGTCGGAAGGCGAATGGTTGATCCGGTTCTTTGCGCCGTGGCTGGATCCGAACCATCACAACCCGGCCAAGCCTGGCGAACTGCGCTGGTTCATCACGGACGAAGCCGGGAAGGATCGCGAAGTCCCCGGGCCCGAGCCTGTGCAAATCCTGCTCAAGACGGTGCGGCCGCTCTCGCGCACGTTCATCCCGGCGGTGCTCTCCGACAATCCGTTCCTCGCCCGCACGGACTACGCGGCCAAGCTCGACGCGCTGCCGGAGCCTTACCGTTCCGCCTTCCGCGACGGCAACTTCATGCTCGCCCGCAAGGACGCGCTGCAACAGGTCATCCCAACCCAATGGGTCCGCGAGGCGCAAGCGCGCTGGACGCCGCACCCGCCGGCGGGGATTCCCATGTGCGCGATCGGCTGCGACGTTGCGCGCGGCGGCGATGATCAGACCGTGCTCGCGATCCGCCACGACGGCTGGTTCGCTCCGCTCGAGCGCACGCCGGGCGTCAAGACGCCGACGGGGCCCGACGTGGCCGGGCTGATCGTGGCGCGGCGGCGGGACAATGCCGCGGTCATCATCGACATGGGTGGCGGCTATGGCGGCTCGCCCTACGATCACCTGATCGGCAACCTGCCTGTCAACCAGGTCGGGCAGCCGTCGGTCTATGGTTACAAGGGCGCAGAGAAGTCGCTCGCGCGCACGGCCGACAATCAACTCGGCTTCACGAACAAGCGCAGCGAAGTCTATTGGAAATTCCGCGAGGCGCTCGATCCTGCGCAGCCCGGAGGCTCGCCGGTTGCTCTGCCGCCCGATCCCGCGCTCGTCGCTGATCTCACGGCGGCGACGTTCGAAGTGACCGCGCGCGGCATCAAGGTCGAGACCAAGGAAGACGTCGTCGAGAAGCTCGGGCGCTCGCCCGATGGCGGCGATGCGGTCGTGATCTCGTGGTGCGAAGGTCAGCGGGCGATGACGCATGCAGCCATCTGGTCAAAGGCGCACAATAGCCACGTCCGCGCGCCTAGCGTGATCCGGCACAGGGCTACGCAAAGGGAGTTCGTACGCAGATGATCGGCGAAGTGTTCGGCGAATTGACCGTGATTGCGGGGACATCAGAGAGGCGTAACCGTGCCCCGATGTGGGAATGCCGGACGGCTACGGGAAGGACAACCTTCTCGCCCTTCCGGAGTAATCGGTCAACAGCCCTGCCGCAACCCCCTTGGGTTCGCAGGCGCTTGCCCTATCCAGCCTTTCGGATTGGCTCCCTGTACGTCAACCGCTTTCCTTCAGCGGCTTTGACGGCGGCCTTCGTATGCCCCTCCACGCAACCACAATGAGGGCACGCAGGGCCGTTCGGCCACCGGATGCGCTCCAACATCTCGCGCGCTTCGTCTTCGGTCAGTTTGGAAATCTGCGAGAGGTTCATGGGGCGCTAACCAGTTCGATGGTCTATGTTGACTTTCGACGTACCCGAGGCGAGATTCGAACTCACACGGTCCCGTTTCCGAATTAACCGGCCGCGTCCAAGGCGGCTGTGTCTGCCAGTTCCACCACTCGGGCCTAGGCCGATTAAGGGCCGCTACCTTTTCCTTCGCGGGGAGCCGGGTAGCGGCCCTTCCTACTTGTCCTCGCCCTAGCGCCGGCGGCCGAGCAAGCCGCCGCACTAAGGGCGATTGCGGCTGCAATCCATCAACTGGCGGAAAACGCACGTGAGCGCGATCTATTGCGTCAGGTTTGGGAAGTGCATAATTCCGTGATCCGCCGGTTGCGGGGCGGCTGCGACATTCACGAAGCCCTAGCGCACTGACGCGAACTCTTTTATGCGCGCCCCTACGGTAATTCGCCATCGAGACCGGCAGCGTGATTTCGTGCGGAGGTAGTGATGGGTGACGCGTTCAAGAAGCCGCTCAAGATGCTGCCGCTCGGCATTCTCGGCGCAGGGCTCTTCGACAAGCCCAAAAAGCCGCCACCGGTTGCAACAATGCCCGATCCAGCCAACCAACTCGCCGCTCGCAAGAAGGCGGCGGCGACAGTCTCCGCGCGCAGTGGGCGCGAAAGCACGATCTTGTCGGACACGCTCGGGCCATGAGCGAAGCCAAGAAGCCAGAGCCCAAGAAGTCGCGATCGATCCTCGGAATGTTCCTCGATTACCGGAAGGGCTATTCCGGGGCCATGAAAGATGCCGAAGGCAAGGGGCCGCCGACGATCATGCGCCCGCCTGAAAAGGGCTACATGAAGAAATACCTCGGCAAGAAGCGGGGCGAGAAGTAGATGATCCCGCCAAAGAAGGCGGGGCGCTGATGGCCCTCGACGTCCGCCACCAAGAACTCGTGAAGCAGGGCGATAAGCTGTTCGCCGACAAGGCGCCGCTCAACTCGCTGCTGCAAGAGACGGCGGACCACTTCTATCCGGAGCGTGCCCACTTCACGCAAAGCGTCATGCTCGGCCGCGAGTTCGCGGCGCACCTCACGACATCCTATCCGCTCATCTGCCGCCGGGATCTCGGCAACGCCTTCTCGTCGATGCTGCGGCCCAAGGGCAAGCAATGGTTCTCGATCCGCTCGGCCTATACGGAGGATGACGACGCCTCGAAGCAATGGCTGCAATATGCCGCCAAGGTGCAGCGGGCGGCGATGTATGACCGCGCCTCGCTGTTCACGCGGGCGACGAAGGAGGGCGACCACGACTTCGCGGCCTTCGGCCAAACCGTTCTGAGCGTCGAATTGAACCGCGCGCGTGACGCGCTGCTCTATCGCTGCTGGCATCTTCGCGACGTCGCATGGGCCGAAAATGCTGAAGGCAAGATCGGCTGCGTGCATCGCAACTGGGAACCGACGCTGAAGCAGCTGCACGGGACTTTCGGCGACAAGGGCCTCGCCGGGCCGATGGTGAACGAGCTTCGCCTCAATCCCTTCCGCACGGTCCGGGTGCGCCATGTCGTCCTGGAGTCGTCCGACTATGCCGAGCCGACCGGCGGCAAGAAGTGGCGGACGCCTTATGTGTCGATCTACATCGACGTCGAGAACGGCCACCTGATCGAAGAGAAGGGCATCCACGGGCGCTATTACGTGATCCCGCGGTGGCAGACGGTTTCGGGCTCCCAATATGCGTTTTCGCCGGCGACAGTCGCGGCGCTGCCTGACGCGCGGCTGATCCAGGCCATGACGTTGACGCTGCTCCAAGCGGGCGAGAAGGCGGCAGACCCGCCGATGGTGGCGCAGCAAGCCGTCATCCGCTCGGACATCAACCTCGCATCCGGTGGCGTGACGTGGGTCGATCGCGAATATGACGAGAGGTTCGGCAAGGCGCTGTCACCGATCGAGTTCGATCGCACGGGATTGCAGTTCGGCCTTCAAATGCAGGCCGACACGCGCGCCATGATCCGCGAGGCGTTTTACCTCGACAAGCTGAGCCTTCCCCCGAGCGATCAAAGCAAGCCTTATACGGCGACGGAGGCAACATATCGCGTTTCCGAGTACATCCGGCAGGCGCTTCCGTTGTTCGAGCCGATGGAAGAGGACTACAACGGCCAGCTCTGCGACGAGACGTTCTCGCTCCTGATGCGCAACGGCGCTTTCGGACCGGCGAACGATGTGCCGGAACGGCTGCGCGGCGCCAACGTGCAATTCCATTTTGAGTCGCCGCTGCTGAAGGCGGAAGGCGCTGAGCGCGGCTCGATCTTCGCCAATGGTGCGGAACTGCTGAAGGTCGCGGCCGAAGCCGATCCGGGCGTGATCGATACGGTCGACGCGCCGATCGCTCTCCGCGGCGCGCTCGAAGGCATCGGCTACCCGGCCGCGTGGCTGCGGACACCTGACGCGATGGCGCAACGTGCGCAGGCGCGCGAGGCGAAGCAGGCGATTGCCGAGACGATCGCCGGCATTGGGCAGGCGGGCATGGCTGCTGAAGCGGCTGGGAAGGGCGCGCAAGCGCTCGGGCTGATGGAGCAAGCTAAAGCCGCATGAAGCCAAAGGCCCCCGCCGCGCCCCCGAAATCAGTCCTTGGCTCGATCCCTTACGGTAAGGGCGAGCTCAATGCGATGTACGCGCTGAGCGTCGGCGAGGCGTCGCCCGAGCAGCAAGTGAAGTGCTGGGCATGGATCATCGGCGCGCTGTGCCGCTTCCATGACGTGAGTTTCAGGCCCGGCGCCGACGGCGATCGCGACACCGCATTTGCAGAAGGCCGCCGGTTCGTTGCGGCCGAGATGATCAAGATGACCCGCGTAAACCCCGCGATATTGGAGGACGAACATGGCTGAGGAACAAGGCGCCGGTGGCGCAGACGCAGGCGCGGCGGCTGGTGCTGGCGCGGACAAGGGCGCGCAAGGCGATGCCGGCAAAGGTGCGGCTGCTGACGCTGGAAAGGGCGCTGACGGCGGAAAGCAAGCGACCCTGCTCGACGACAAGGGCGCTGCCGGCGCTGACGCCGGTGGTGCTGGCAAGGCCGCTGACGGTGACAAAGGCGTCGATTGGCGCAACGTGATGACCGGCGGCGATGCGAAGCGTCTAGGCGCAATCCAGAAATACACGTCCGCAACCGCCGTCGTCGACGCGCTGCTCGAGAGCCGCAAGGCGATCTCGGAAGGCAAGATGAAGCCGACGCTCGCGGCCGATGCGACGCCTGAGCAAATTGCCGCATACCGCAAGGACAACGGCATTCCCGAGAAGTCCGAAGAGTACCTCAAGGACGTGAAGCTCGCGGACGGCACGACGCTCGTCATCGGTGAAAACGACAAGGCGCTCTACGGCAAATTCGCTGAGGAGATGCACAAGATCAACGCCACGCCGGCGCAGGTCCACACGGCGCTCTCGGCCTATCAGGCGATCGTCGCGCAACAGGCCGATCAGATATTCGAGCAGAACGAGCAAGCGCGCCTCAACGGCACCGAAGCCCTGATGAGCGAATGGGGCAACGAGTTCCGGGGCAATAAGAACGCGATCAAGAACATGCTCGCCAAGATGCCCGACGGCGTTGGCGGCATGCTGGAATCCGCGCGCGATCAGAACGGGCTTCTGCTTCTGAACAATCCGACGGTGCTGAAAGCCTTGGCTCAAGTCGCTCGCGACCTCGACCCGAATGCAACGGTGGTCGAGGCGTCCGGCGGCGATGTCGGCAAGTCGATCAGCGATGAGCTTTCGCAGATTCAAACCGTGTTGCGGACGAAGCCCGAAGAATATTGGGCCAGGACGCCACAGGGCGAGAAGATGCGGCTGCGCATGGGCGAATTGCTCGCGGCGCAGGCTCGCATGGGCGGGAAGGCGGCTTAGTCCTTGCGACCGTAAGGCGGCAAGTTGAACTGCACCGCAGCGATCGCGAGCGCGATGGTTTGCGGGATGGTGCCGTCGCCCTTCTCCCATAGTTGGATTCCCCTGCGCGAGCATCCAAGCATTTCGGCCGCTTTGGCTTGCGAGAGGCCGTGCCGTGTGCGCCAGTCGATCAGTTCTTTTGGGGTCATGGGGCGGAAACCGTCCTCGTTGTGTTGCGTTGTGCCGCGTGGCGGTGCGTTATGCAGTGGAGTGCTGCGAGGTGCGGCGACGATTAATTCCACTTGATCTTCTTTACCTCGAACCGCCCATAATAGCCGCCAGACTGCGGACGAAACCGGCCGATGCCAACGAATGCCCCGGCCTGGCGGAGATGTTCCTCGAAAACGTCTTCAGTAATTTCGTCGGCGATCACATGAAACGGAACGTCTGCGGTCCAATTGTCGATGCGCGGAAACAAGCGCCAAACTCGCTTACCAGAGCCGCGCACGCCGTCAGCGTTGGCGAAGATGCGATCGCACAGGACTTCATCCTTCGTCACCGGCAAGCATTTTGGCGGCTGTGTCCAAAGCCATTTTGAACGACATCGGAGGGATGAACACTTTGCCGCTCGGTAAAGTATGGCACTTGTTCCTCCAAGTGCGGGTTTGATAGGCGTCCTTGCCTTCGCGCGGCAACTCTTCGATCTCGTGCTCATAGGACCGAGACTGCGAATAGGGCGCTGTTGATGCGAGAGTGACAGTAGCGATCTTCATAAAAACTCCTTGCGTTGTGAGGCGGAGCGATGTGGAGCGACATGGCGTGCAGTGCGGCGCTGTGGCGCGTAGAGCTGCGATGCGAAGTGTCGCGTGGCTAAAAGAGTTCGCAAGTCTCGTCAAGCGCAATTGTGCGCTCAAACAAAGGATATCGGCGCACTTATGCGCCGCGCTCTCCTAGGACAGCATTTTCAAACTGCCACGGAAACATTTCAAACGGCCGCCTAAGAATTTCAAACGGGCACCTAACTGCGTGGCACCTCTTGACGGAACAAACGAACGCTTCTACGCCACGAAACTGTGACTGCCTCCCTCGTATGAGGCCCAGTCGCGCAACAGTGCCAAAGGCATCGGCCCTGTCGAATTAGCGGACGCCCCGAAAGGCCACCGTCTCGCTAATGAAGCGGCTTCCCGGTTGCTGCGGATTTTTCATTCGCAACAATTGCAAGGGGAGCCCGCCGTGGCCGACACAGCGTTCCAAACACAATACCGCCAAGAATACATCGCTGCCTTCGAGCAGAAACAATCGTTCTTTCGCTCGACGACCGTTTCCGAAGCGGTCATCAAGGGCAACACCGCCGTCTTCCTCGTCGCCGGCACCGGTGGCGCCGAGGCCGTCACCCGCGGCGTGAACGGCCTGATCCCGGCGCGCGCCGACGATCTGACGCAGAACTCCTGCACGCTGGCCGAATGGCACGACAAGCCGCGTCGCACCAAGTTCAACATTTTCGCCTCGCAAGGCGATGGCCGGCGCATCCTTCAGGAAGGATCGGTCAAAGTTCTCAACCGAAAAATCGATGACTTGATCATCTCCGTGCTTTCTGCCGGAACCGCCGACACGGGCGCCGCCGCGACCATGTCTCTCGCCCTCGCCGCCAAGGCGCTCGGCATCCTCGGCAACGCCGATGTCGACATCGAGGAAGAGGACAATATGTTCTTCGCGGCCTCGCCGGCTGCGATGACCTACCTCCTGCAGGTCAAGGAGTTCGCGAGTTCGGACTATGTCGACGTGAAGCCCTTCAACGGTCCCGCGCGCAAGATGCGGCGCTGGGCCGGCTTCAATTGGTTCATCTCCAACCGCCTGTCGGGCCGCACGACCAACGCCGAGAAGTGCCTTGCGTGGCACCGCAATGCGGTCGGTTACGCGATGGACACCGAGGGCATGGAGATCGACGCGGATTACAACCGCGAAGACTCCTACTACTGGGCGCGCGCGTCCGGCTTCATGGGCGCGAAGCTGCTGCAGAACTCGGGCGTGGTCGTTGTGAATCACGACGGTTCGGCGATCGTCGCCTCGTAAATCGGCCGCCTCGGAAACGGGCAAGAGTTAGGAGAATCACATGGCTTACGACGCTGCAAATCCTCCGCACCTTATCTCGCCGGCGCCGCTTACTGGCCCTGGCCGCACTTGGTCGTATCGCTCGACCGATGTGGCGACCGATGTGGATGCCGTCGGCTATTTCACCGATGGCTACGCGCGCGGCATGCGCGTGGGCGACATCGTCCAGGTGTTCGACACCGACACCAACGACGTCATGACCCTGCACCGGGTCATCACGGCGACCGCGGGCGGCGCTGTCACCGTTTCGCCGACTGGCTTGGCGATTACCTAGTTGAACGACGTTGACGCGGGGGCGTCGGGGACCGGGCTTTCCTATCCTCCGGGATGGTCCGGTCCCAATTTTTTGTGAGGTCTAGCGTGCGCGCGCGAACTCTTTTATGCGGGCAATTCGCGCCGTCACAATGAAGGAGCCCCCATGTCACTGATCCCAACGCGCTTCAGGCCCGCCGAGTTTCATCGCAGCGTATGGTCCGCGACCGTCGAGCACGGCACGGACGCGCGCAAAGTGTTCGACCCGAAGTTCTGGGCGCACCTCGCGAGCACGCTGAAAGTCGGCGATCGGATCGAGATCGAGACCGATTCCCGCGAGTGGTTCGCCTGGGTGTACGTGGTTGAGGTGGGCACCGCCTTCGCGCGCGTGCGCCCGCTGCGTTTCGTGGATCTTGCCGAGGAAGCCCCTGCCGGAGCTGGCGTGCCAGGCGATGTTGACTTTGAAGTCAAGTGGATGGGTCCCGCGCGCAAGTGGGGCGTGGTCCGGCTCTCCGACAAGGCGGCGATCTATTCCGACCTGCCATCGAAGGATGCGGCCCAAGCGAAGCTCGCTCAACACGTCCGCCCTGTAGCGGCATGAGGTTGCGATGGGGGCTACCAAGCTAGGGGTCTTCAATCACTGCCTCTCCAGCATCTTGGGCGAGCGTGAGCTTGCGTCGCTGGTTGAAGAGAGCGAAAGCCGCCATGCGCTCGACAAGGCTTGGGACAAGGGCGGCGCCGATCAGGGTGGCCCGATCTACTGCCTCGAACTGGGCTACTGGAATTTCGCGACGCGCACGGAAGCGCTCAACTATTCCCCCTCCGTCGAGCCGTCGTTCGGGTACATCCGGGCATTCGACAAGCCGGTCGACTGGGTGCGCACGACTTCGGTCGCCTTTGATCCCTACTTCCAAATGCCGACGATGCAATATGTGGACGAAGGCGATTTCTGGTTTGCCGATCTCGACGTGATCTATGTGCGGTACGTCTCCAAGGATCTGAGCTTCGGTCTCGATTATTCGCTGTGGCCGATGTCGTTTGTCGACTTCGTTGCGCTCTATCTCGCTGACTTCGCCTGCGAGCGCCTGGTCAAGAGCGATACGCTGAAGGAAGACGTCCGCAAACGCTGGAAGGAAGCGCGTCACCGCGCCAACGGCATCGACGGGACGAACAAGCCGACGCAGGCGATCCCCATGGGGACGTGGGCGGGGTCACGCTACGGCGGAACCTGGGGCCGCGGTAGCCGCGGCGGCGAGCGCTGATGTGGCCAGGGGAAATGTCCCGTTCGTAGCATTCAATCGCGGGCTGCTCTCGAAGTATGGCCTTTCGCGCGTCGACATAAAGCGCACGGCCTTCGCGGCGGAACTGCATACAAACTGGATGCCGAGGGTGCTCGGCTCGATGATGCTGCGGCCCGGGCTGCAATACCTGCTCGGCACGGCAAGCAACGCTGTCTCGAAGTCGATCCCCTTCGTCTTCTCGAATTCCGATTATGCGCAGCTTGAATGCACGAACAACATTCTGCGGCCGATCATCAATGATGCCGTGATCACCCGCGTCGCGGTCACGACGGCGATCACAAACGGCACCTTCGGCTCTGACATTGCGTCCTGGACGGATGCGGACGAGACCGGCGCCGTCTCGGCATGGGTAACCGGCGGCTATGCGGGATTGACCGGCACCGGCTTCAACGCCGCG